TAGGTTTGGGTGGTTATGTTATTGGTAGAAGTGGTGAAAAGATTGCAAAACCTGTTATCAGCGCAATGCAAAAAAATGAATAACAAAGATATACAGGATATGTTAATTAAGCATGAGGGCTTGGTTTGTAATTTGTATAAATGTTCTATGAGTGCAAATAGTATAGGCGTAGGTAGAAATTTAGATGCAAATGGTATATCAGAAGAAGAAGCTATGTTTTTGTTACAGAATGACATAGATAGAGTTATTGCAGAACTTGACAAAAATCTGCAAGGATGGAGAGCTTGGCCGCTAAAAGCTAGGATGGTTTGTATAGATATGACCTTTCAGATGGGTTTACAAGGATTTTTAGGTTTTAGAAGAACAATAGGCTTGATGAAAATGAGTATGTGGCTAGAAGCATCAGAAGAGTTACTTGATTCTAAATACTATACACAAACACCATCAAGAGCCTTATATAACTCACGTCAACTTTCTTTGTGCCAAAATGGCCAACAAGACATCGGAAGATCATCAAAGTAATTCACGATTAGGAGCTTTGGGTGAATTAGTTGTCCAAACCTTCTTAACAGAATACTGCGACTTCGTTTATCCTACACAGGACAAACATCCAGCAGACATAATGTGTGAGCTATCAAATGCAAAATATACAGTACAAGTTAAAAGCCGAAGAGAAACTAAAGAGGGCAAATATGTTTTTGCTAGTGAGCCATCTAGAAGTATGTCAAATGTTTATAAGAATTATCATACTGATATTTTAGCTTTTGTGTTCTTTAACAAAGAGCATAAGCGTATCTTTTTTCAAGCAAATACTTCTTCGCAAAATTATTATACTTTTAACAAAAATATAATTACTGACACTATGGAGCTTGACTCCTTTCAAGAGTGTCTAAATCAACTTAATCAAATACCAGTCCTAAATCCTTTGTTTAAATAAGTATTGACACATTTATATATCTATGCATAATGTAGATATGTTTGAATGTAAGGAGGAAAACATGGAAAAGTTAATTAAGTTAAATATTATTGGTGGCGGTACTTTGTGCGCACCACTACGATCTTTTGGTTCTTATTATAAAGATTTTATTACTGGCGATACCTGTGTTGAGGTTGGCATAAAGCCAACAACTTATTTGGTAAGAGAGTCAGTTTGTGAGTTAGATAGGATTATCAGATGAATAAGAAAAAATTAGTAGATTTAGCACAAGAAGTGTTAGGCAGCATAGATACACATATTGATAAAAAGTTAATAGATACATTAGAAATAGAACTGTTAGAAAGGTTAAGAGAAAGGTTTTTTAAAGCAAAAAGGTATAAAATGAGCAAAAAAGCATCTTGTTATCGTCCGCACTTTTCTGAATATTCATCTGTAAAACCAATAATTGATGAAGCTATAGATTCTTGTATTAAGAGAATGAGCAAATGAAACAACCAATATCTAAAATTACTGATGATGATAAGGTTTCACATTCACTTGCACCTTATTTGTTTGATGAGCAGTTGTTTGACAAAACCAAGAATGAGGCTTTGCATGACTGCATAAGAGCAAAACATGGAGAAAACATAAGAACGCCACAAACACTACGTCAAGAGTTTGGCTCAGAGGCAGAGCATGTTTGTCTTAAGATTGGTTGCAGACGATTAGGACTTATCAACGTACAACATCCCATAACAGAAAAGGTAGAGCATCCGCTTTTACCATTGCAAGGCTCACTTGATGGCATGGCTGAAGCTGACAATCTTACTATAGAGAATAGTCCTGAGCGTGGCATCTATTTACCAAACGCAACAAAGATAACAGTAAATGGCAAATGTCCCATTGAGGTAAAAACTACATCTATGAGAGCTACAGATGATCCGCCAAATGGACTTGGAGTTATGCAGTTAAAAGCTGCTATGTCTACAACGCAATCTAGTTTTGGTGTATTGATTTGTTTATTTAATTCTACAGACTTGCGAGTATTTGTATATCAGAGAGATTATGAGTTTGAGGATGAGCTGGCTGTGAGAGTAAAGGATTTTGATAGGAGAATCAGGGAAGAGGATTACTTTACTCCACAGATCAGCCGAGATGCGCACTTGTTAAACAAGAGTGTAGATAATGAAGCTGTAATAGAATTAGAGGATAGCTTTCATGTGGATCAATATGTTAGCCTAAAAGAAAAAAAGAAAGAGATAGAGAAGCAAATAGACTATCATCAATCGCAAATCATGAACAGTATGGGTAACGCCAGTAAAGCTATACATGAAAACTATGTAGTGTCTTGGCCGATGATAAATTATAAGGCAAAGCTAGAAAAGGTTGTGCCAGCTAAAGATGCATATAGTGTAAGAAGAAAGACAATCACAGTTAAAAGGGCAAATAAGTAATGAGAGTATTTGTATGGAGAGTATTACCTTTTTGCCCTTAACTTGATTATAAACGAATTTAAGAATATTATTTAGAAGGAGAGTATAAAAATGGAAGAAAAAAGAAGTAAAAAAGCATTGTGGGTTTCAGAAGACATGCATCGTGAAATAAATATTTTTGCAGCAACAAATAGTACCGATATAGGTAGAGCTACAGAGATGTTAATTAAGTTAGGCATAATTTCACACAAAAGAGATAATGACTGAACATACAGACAAAGTAATTAAAAGAAGATTAGAACTGCGTAAAGAAAGGCATGATAATGAAATTACCTTTATCGAAGGTAGAGCTGGCCAACTGACTACTGGCTACAGATCAGGTAGGCGTGTTATTCAGTTTGATGATAAGCGCAAAAAAACTATAACAGAGCATGTGGCATAGCCTTATTATTTATATAGAAAAAAAAATAGATAGATGTATAGAAAAATCATTAGAAAAGCAAGAAGAAAGGATGATGCGTGATGATAACGAGTAATTGTATATTTTTGCTAACTACAATACTAATGATTATAGGTGTAGCTTATATCTTATACTTAGATTATAAAGATGGTGAATAGTAGGACAAAAGGCCATAACTTCGAAAGACATGTAGTAAATCTTATAAATAAGTATTTAGAGTCGCAAAATATAGATCAAAGAGTAAATAGAAACTTAGATCAACAAATGTACGCTGGGCAGGCTGACATATATTGGGATAACTTTGCTATAGAATGTAAAAGATACAAAAAAAATTCAAGTATAATGTTTAAGCAAGACTGGTGGGATCAAGTGTGTGTATCTGCTGGTGATGACTTGCTACCAATACTAATTTATAAATATGACCGCAGGCCTATATATTTAGCTATGCCAATTTACTTAATGAGTGGTAGGCAAAAGGCAAATAATGCTGCTATATATATGTGTTCTTTAAAAAGCATGTGTAAAGATTTTAAAACAATTATGCAGAACGCAAGTGTATATAATACATGAGGAAGATTATAAAGATTTTTGTCGTCAACAGTACGATAAAATAAGCATGGTTTTAGCGTTGCTTGGTATAGCAAACGATGAGACCTTTGAGGACTTTATGCTGAGAAATCAAGATCAGCTTGAAGTTGAGTATTTAACCAGTATAGGTAAATTATCTATACACTAAAAAAAGGAGAATATCATGGCAGATATACTTGGAGGAATGAGTGGCGAAGGTGCTGCAAGTTCATTTATAAATTTTAAAGCAACTGAAATGGAATGGCAGATCAAAGGCGATAAGGTTGCTTTTGATTATATGCAATTAGATCATACAACATTACAGTCTGGCTGGGGTGTTTACGATGGCAGTTTTGATTATGTTTGGGATAAAACATTTGGCATGCCAGACAAACAACCAGAAGGTTATATGAGAGCTTTTTCATGTTGGGTTTGGGTAGATGGGTTTAATCAACCTTTAATGTGGCAATCGTATAAAAGAGGAGAGAGCATGGCTTTAAACAACATGCTTGCTGAATTTTGGAATGACAAAGACGCATCGAATGATTTGCCTGTGTTTAAGTTTGGTCGCAATGATCCAGCAAAACCTGATTCAGAGCTTGATGCAGTAAAAATAAAACTAGGTATGGGAAGTACAGCAGAAATTAAATTTGCGTATCAAGGCATGAAGCCAAGAAAAGATGGCTTTGTTATACCTAGTTGGGTTGAGGAAGAAGAGCCTGTAAGAGAAAAACCAGAGCAAACTAACTTGACTGACGATGAAATCCCTTTCTAAGATTGATTGGGTTAAAATTGCGCCAGACGTAGCGCTTAAACTATTAGGCGAACCAAAAACCAAAAAGTCAACTGAATGGCGTTATGGTAATAAAGGTTCGCTGGTAGTTAATATTGAAGCTGCTACTTGGTGGGACTTTGAGAATGATGTTGGTGGTGGTCTTGTTGATCTTATAAAATACAAAAACTCAGACATAAATGATATACTTTCATCATGCGGTTATGACTTAGCGCCACAAACATACTCCTTACGTATACCACCTCCAACAAGTAGTGGTGCTAAGTCTCTTACATCAGACCAAATGAAGCAGCTCAACAGCGAAGCAATAATATCTTTAGCATATTCTGATAGCTTTGTGGTTATGCGGTTTCCTGAAAACCATAGAATAAAACAAAAGTATGCACCATTTAGCAAAAAGCTAGATAGCACTTGGACTATGAAGCGTCCAGAAGGCCTAATGCCTATATATTACAAAGCTAAGAATAATCACTTGCCTATAATTATATGTGAAGGAGAGAAGGCTACAGTCGCTTGTAGAGACCTTTATGATGGCGATGCTTGTACTTGGCATGGCGGTGTTAACGCATGGAGCAAATCAGACTGGTCGCCTATTTATGGTAAGCAAATTTATATTTGGCCTGACAATGATAAGGCTGGGTTTGATTGTGCTGATAAGTTATATAAGCATCTAAAGAAAAATGGTTGTGTAGTAAAAATTGTAAATCCACCAAAAACCTTTGCAGACAAAGATGATTTATGGGATGCAAATGTAAGAAAGGATTTTGCAAATAGTAGTGACCTTATAGAATACATGCAATCCAACTTACGTTATGTTTCAAACAATGAGTTTGATCTTTTATCTTATTCTGAGATGGAGGCAAATGATAGGCCTCCAGAATGGTTGATAGATAAAATCGCAGAAAAAGAAACAGTTGTAAGTATTTACGCAGAGCCAAAAGCAGGCAAATCTTTTATTGGCATTTCTATGATGCTTGCTACTGCTACAGGCAAAAATTGGTATGGCTACGATACAAGCAAATCAGGTGTATTGTATTTTTGTGGTGAAGGAGAGAAGTCCATATTTAAAAGAATATTAGCTTGGGAGAAACATTTTGATGCAAATTTAAAAGGTGCAAATTTTAGAGTCAGTAATAGGCCAGCAAGAATATTAGATGATGAGGATTATGATGACATTTTAGAAAAGTCGCAACAAAGCAAAAAGGAGTTTGGTAAGTTAGGCTTGATAATAATAGACACTTTACAAAGAAACTTTGGCGGTGGTGATGAGAACAGTACTTCTGATATGAATAATTTTATTAGCAAGATAGACAGATTAAAATTTGAAACAGGCGCTTGTATAGTCTTAATACATCATACAGGACACGCTGGCGCTAAAAGTAATGGTATAAGAAGAGGAAGAGGATCAAGCGTGCTACCTGCGTCTGTCGATGCTGAATTTTTTATAGAAAGAAAAGATAAAAAGGCTGATGGTGATTTTTTAGGCGTAGAGGACAAAGTTATGTATGTAAAGATGACACAAACACTAAACAAAGAAGATATGAATATGCCAACATTAAATTTTAAGATGCAGACTGTAGCTGATTTGGGAAAAGACAAAGACAAAAAATCTGCGGTGTTGATAGCAGTTGATGAGGAAGATATGCCACATGAATCACTAAGCTCAGAAATAACTGATAAACAGCAAATAGTTTTAAATGCATTATTAGAGTTGGCGAAGATTGATGATCCTGATGAACCAGAGTGTAAATTGTATTTAGCTGATGATCTTGTTGGCAGAATAAAGGATAATGATAAAGATATGACAAAAGGCTCTATACAGGATAGGTTAAAAGAGTTAAAAAATAAAGAATTAGTCAAGCATGTTCCATATAAAGGTTATCAACATAAAGAATATGCAAAATTAGCTCCTAAGTTTGATTAGGTGTAGGTTAGGTGTAAGTTAGGTATGTTTAGGTGCAAATCATTAATTATTTTAGGTGGGTGTAGGTGTGTTCCTATAGGAACACCTAAACACCTAAACTAATGATCGCATAATAAATAATATGAATACCCAACTAGACAAAGATGTGCAAATAGCAATAAAGATACTGAGAAAGTACGAAAAAGATTTTTTCTGCAAATTTGGAAGCAAAAAGAGAATTTATAAAATGGTTGGTGTAAATTTAGAAATTAAATATACAAAGGCAAATATGTTATTAAAAGAAGCATTACATAAGAAAAATGCAAAAAGGCAAATCAGAATGATCGAAATGATGTATAGAGCTTACGATTCACTTGAAGCAAGTATAAAGGCAAATGGCTTTTGTGAGTTGCAACCGCAAATTAGATGTTATGATTATGATAAAGGCAAATATGCTTTGGTTTGCGATTATGACGATGAAAAAGCAAATATGATAAAAAATTATAATTTAGATGCTGATGCAGTCTTTTTTAGTATGCAAGAATTATTTAGAATAATACCAACAGATTTTATGCAAATTAAGGAAAGTCTTACAAAATCTTTTGGAGATGCAAATTTTGAAAAGGTAAATTATGACAGGCAAAGGTAGTAAGCGCAGAAAAGAAGATAAAAAAAAGATAGATAAGAATTGGGACAAAATATTTAAAGATGCCAACAAAACTAAAACCAAGTGTAAAAAGTTACAACAGAAAGACAGGCAAATACACAACAGAACACTTTTATATAAAGAATACATCTTATCAAGAGTTAGAGGAGATAATGAAAAGTGAAAGGGCAAATGCAAAGTTAAGAATTAAATGTAAACGTGAAATTATTAGGAGGATTAAAAATGGCAGACATGGTAAATAAACCACCACATTACAATAAAGGTAAAGTAGAATGTTTGGATTATATAAGACAACAGCTAGGATCAGGCTTTCCTTATTATTTAGAAGGTAATATTATAAAGTATTTACATAGGCATAAGTTTAAAGGAAGTAATATAGAGTGTTTAGAAAAAGGACATTTTTATTATAAAGAATTGATAGATTATTATAAAAATTTATGAAACTTGAAAGGCAAATACTTAAAAGTTATATAGATAAAGGCAAATCAGTTAATGACGTTGCTTTGTCTACAGGTAAAAGCAAATTTACCATATTGAAAAAAGCAAAAGAATATGGCCTTAAATTTCAAGGCAAATCATATTGGGCAAATATATAAATGGATATACAAATTAAAACAAACTTAAAAGACATAGAAAAAAAAATGACTTTGTTGCAAAAGAAAGACTTTTTAAAAGTTATGTCTGAAGGCATAAATTTTACAGGCGCTAAAGTTGTCAATGCGCAAAGGCAAAAAT